CCTGTAGATGGAACTTGTAATATTACTTTTGAAGGTGTTGCTGGTGATTATAAACATATTAGATTTGTTATACTAATACAGAAACCTGATGTAGGTGGTGAGTTAGTTTTAGAGAGTAATATAATTGATTTAGAAGAAGGTGATTGTTTTATTCTAGATACATCTCTTGAACATAGTTTAACAAAAGTAGAAGGTTTAAAAGACTATTTTGCATTAGTGTTTCCTTTTGAAGTTTCCAATAATATTAATAAAGAGATTTGATAATGTCCTTTGAACCAATAGATCCAGTAGAATATGGTAAACTTATATCTAAGGTAGAATCCCTTGAAAAGAAAATAGACAAGATGGAGAATGCTCTTGATGAGCTACTTGCTTTGGCTAACAAAGGTCGTGGTGGATTTTGGATGGGTATGATGATTGCATCTCTAGTAGGGGCAGTTATCTCTTATGTATCTAGAGCAGTTATAGGACACTAGATGCAATTAACACCTCACTTCTCTTTAGCTGAACTTACAGTTACTAATCAAAAGATAGATAATACACCATCTAAAGAAGTAATAGAAGTACTACGTACAACTGCATTCTATATGGAGAAAGTAAGAGAGATACTAGGCAATGTAGCTATTACTATTAACAGTGGCTACCGTAGTCCTGATGTCAATCGTGCAGTAGGTGGCACTAGCAACTCGTCACATACCTATGGTTATGCTGTAGACTTCACAGCCTATGGTCATACTCCACTTACTATATCTAATATCTTAAGTAAAAGTAATCTAAAGTTTGACCAATTGATTTATGAAAAGACTTGGGTTCATATATCCTTTGATCCTCGTATGCGTGGGAATATTCTCACACTCAAGGGTAAAGGTAAATACGTAAAGGGGATTGTATAATGTGGTCAGTTTTATTTCCAGCTCTACTACCAGCTTTAACAGATGGTGTTCGTGGTATCTTTGCTAAGTTTACAGGAGGTGCAGGTGGTACTCCTCAGAATGTAACCGAACGTATTCAGTTAATGCAAGCTGAGTCATCTCGTTTGCAAGCACTAGCAGAGATAGATAAACCTATAGGTGAGCCTGATAAATGGGTTACTAATCTAAGGTCTAGCTTTAGGTATATTGCTATTATCATTATTTGGTTGGCTACAGTAAGTGCTGTTTTTACTCCTACTGTACCTGAAGCTATAACTCTTATACTATTAGATTTAAGTGGTGCTTGTATGAGCTTTGTAATTGGTGAACGTATGTATTTAACTTTAAGGAAATAATTATGGCTACTAAAAAAGGTATGGGTTTTAAAGCAGCACAAAAAGAAATCTCTAAAAAACAAGGTATTCCTATGGAATCTGCAGGAGCTATCTTAGCATCAGGTGCTCGTAAAGCTTCTGATAAAGCTAAGAAAGCAAATCCAAACCTTAAAAAAGTTAAAGGAAAAGCAAAATGAAAAAAGATTCTAGACTAGAAAGTGCAGGTGTAGCAGGATATAATAAACCTAAACGTACTCCTGGTCATCCAACTAAATCTCATGTTGTTGTAGCTAAAGAGGGAGATAAAGTTAAGACTATTCGCTTTGGTCAACAAGGTGTTAGTGGTGCTGGTGCTAATCCATCTACTCCTGCTGAAAAAGCTAGACAGAAGTCATTCAAAGCTCGTCATGCATCCAACATTGCTAAGGGTAAAATGTCTGCTGCATATTGGGCAGATAAAGTCAAGTGGTAAATAAAGAGTTGACAAATTGTATCTTCTGTGGTATAATTGTATTATAATTAAGGGATTTTAAATTGACATACTTAGAATGTGTAAATCGAGTTTTAAGACGACTTCGTGAAAATGAAGTTACTACTGTCAATGAAACTCCATACTCCAAACTAATTGGAGATCTAGTTAATGTAGTTAAAACTGAAATAGAAGACTCTTGGAATTGGTCTGCTCTTCGCACAACTTTAACTGCTACTACTACTGCTTCTGTATTTAACTATGTTCTTGTAGACTCAGGAACTCGTATCCGTGTTCTTGATATCTTTAATGATACTGATAACTATATAGTAGAACAACGAGGTACTAAATGGTTTGATAAAGTTTATTTAACTTATGATCAACCTACTGGTTCTCCTCTTTATTATAACTTCAACGGTGTAGATAGTAATGGTGATAGTCAAATTGACTTTTATCCTATACCTGATGGTGTTTATGATATTCGTATTAACTGTGTTGTTCCTCAAGATGAACTAGTTTCTGATGCAACTCAAATCTTAATTCCTAGTAATCTTTTAGTAGAAGGTACTTTAGCTCGTGCAATTAGTGAGCGTGGTGATGATGGTGGTTATGCTGAACAAGAGCAACGCTATCGCTCTATGGCTTCTGACTTGATTGCTATTGAGTCTAGCCAACGTCTTGATGAAATGATTTGGACAGCACAATAATGGCAGGATCATTAAAAGCTCTTAGTAATGCAGCACTTGGCTTTCTTGGGTTAAATACTCAAGAGAGTGGTGTTACATTGGAGAGTGGATATGCCACAAAAGCTATTAACTGTATCATTGATAAGTTTGGTCGTTTAGGTAGCCGTAGAGGTTGGACACCTGTTACTACAAACAATGGTTCTTTAAGTGATACTGATTATCTTGAGAGTTTATTTGAGTTTATAGGTACAGACTTAACTCCTACCATCCTGTCTTGTGGTGGTGGTAAGATGTATACAGGTTCTACTACTCTTACTGAATCTCCTGTTAAACAAGCAGACCAAACAACTAATCTTACTATTACTTTTACTGGCAATAGATGGCAGTTTGCTCAACTAGCAGAAGGTGCTGGTTACGGTAATAGTATGTATGGGTTTGCCGCTCAAACAGGTAATCCACTTCTTGTATATCGTAAAGCAAATCATACTGGTTCTTTTATTTGGCAACGAGTAGGGGACTATGGTACTAAACCTACAGGTGTAACTACTTTTGACCCTGATTGTGCTCATGCTGCTTTTGGTCGTCTTTGGGTAGCTGGAGTTACTGGTGCTAAGACAACAGTTTACTACAGTCAGTTATTAGATGGTGCTTTATTTACAGGAACTGGTTCAGGTTTAATAGATATAGAAACTGTTGTTGGCAGTAATGATGAGATTGTAGGTATATCCTCACATAATAATTATCTTATAATATTCTGCCGTAATAACATTGTAATATATGATTCACCAAATGATCCTACTAATATAGCTCTTGCTGATGTAGTAACAGGTGTTGGATGTATTGCTCGTGATACCATACAGCAAACAGGTACAGATTTAATATTCTTAAGTAATAGTGGTGTAAGAAGTTTTAATCGTGTTACTCAAGAGAAAAGCATGCCTATGCGTGACTTGTCTATGAATATTCGTGATGACTTAGTTACATATGTTGCAGGTGAAACATTAACAGAGATTAGAAGTGTATACTTTGAAAGAGATGCCTTTTATCTACTAGTATTACCTAATCTTAAGCAGTCATTCTATTTTGACTTACGTCAGACATTAGAGAATGGAGCAGCTCGTGTAACAACTTGGACAGGATTTGTTCCTAAGGCTCTTTGTAAGACTAGAGATAGAAACTTATATCTTGGTATGGCTGGTGGTATTGGTAGATACTTTGGGTATTTAGATAACACAGAGTCCTATCGTTTAGAGTACTATACTTCTAATATTGATGCTAGTGAACCCTTTAGTCTTAAGTTCTTAAAGAAAGCAAGCATGGTAGTTATTGCTTCTGGTACTCAAGATATAGTATTTAAATATGGGTTTGATTACCAAAATGCTTACTCTAGTAGAACTTATACAAAAGATTTTATTGGTGGTACAGCTGAGTATAATATCTCTGAGTATAATATAGGTGAGTTTACTGCTGGTAGTGCTATTCAAGATATTACAATGCACTTAGGTGGTTCAGGTAAAATATTACAATTTGGTGTAGAGGTACCTATTGATGGTGCTCCAGTTAGCTTACAACAACTAACAATCTATTTGAAAACAGGGAAGATGGTATAATGTCAAACTACGTAAAAGCAACAAACTTCTACACAAAGGATGCCTTGCTTACAGGTAATCCTGCTAAGATTATTAAAGGTAGTGAGATAGATGCTGAGTTTAATGCTATTGCAACTGCTGTATCAAGTAAAGCAGATACTACTTCTCCTACATTTACAGGTACTCCTTTAGCTCCTACAGCTTCTGCTGGTAATAGTACTACTCAATTAGCAACAACTGCTTTTGTAGCAAATGCTGTAACTTCTGCATTAGCTTTGGCATACCCAATTGGTTCTATTTATATATCAACAGTTTCAACTAATCCTAACTCTTTATTTGGTTTTGGTACTTGGGTAGCTTATGGAGAAGGTAGAGTCCTAGTGGGTGTTGGTACTGGTTTTACAGCAGCAGCTACAGGCGGTAGTGCTGATGCTGTAGTAGTAAGCCATACCCATACTGCAACTTCTGTTGTTACAGATGCTGGACATACGCACAATCTTCCTGGTAACACTAGTTCAGGTGGCATTAATCAAACCCAAATTGGTGTAAGCAATACTTCAGTAAATGCTACCTCTGCTTCTGCTACTACAGGTATTACTGTTGCAACTACCAACGCTTCTTCAGGTGTAAGTGGGACTAATGCTAACCTTCAACCATATGTTGTAGTTTATATGTGGAATCGCACAGCCTAAGTAATTAAAATAAAGGAATACTTGTATGGGATTAGGTAAAATAATTAAAGGTGGAGTAAAACTCTTTAGTGGGGATTTGTCAGGAGTTTCTGATATTGTAGATGGAGTAGGAGGCGGAGGTGGTGGTAGCAAAAGTAGTGCAAAATCTGCACAAGCACCTACATTTACTCCGTATGCAGTTACGTCAGGCTTTGGTAGTTCTAAGATAGATCCTACTGCTAAAACCGCTAGTTATACTCTTGACCCTAGACTAACAGCTACTAGAGATAAGTTCTATGCAGGTGCTGATGCTGCTATGCCTCAACAGTATCAAACAGACTTTGGAAATCAAGTATCTCAGTATGGTATAGGATTGTTTGGTCAAGCAGCTAACTTAGATTTAGATGCTATGACTAAAGATTACTTTAACAAGAATCTAGCTCTATTAGAACCAGCTCGTGCTCAAGAATCTAGTCGTTTAAATGATTTACAATTTAGTCGTGGTACTCTAGGTCAAGGTGTAGGCATGGGTGGGGGTTATGTTAATCCTCAACAATATGCTCAAGCTATGGCTAGAGAGCAACAGAATGCTTCGTTAGCTATGAGTGCTGAAGATCGTTCTCGTGATATACAGGCACAAGATTTCCAACGTGCAGGTTCTCTTTATGGTTTAGGTCAACAATATCTTACACAACCTTATGAAACTGCTAATACTCTCTTTGGTTATGGTACTAACATAGAGAACTTAGGTTTAGGTACTATGGCTACTGGTATGAATATGGGTAACATAGCTACTACTGCTAATCAAAATGCTGCTAATTTAAATAGAGGCATTAATCAACAGAATTATTTAAATAGTTTATATAGAGAAGCTACTGATAGAGATACTTGGACTACTATAGGTGATCAAATAAATTGGGGTGGTCTCTTTGGTGGAGGCAGAAGTGATTCTACTGAAGGTGTGCAAGCATATCAGTTAGGTGATTCCTATGTAGATCCAGATACTTATGGTGGTCAACGTATACCAGGTGTATTCTACTAATTTAAGGAATAAAAACAATGGCTGAACCAATTAGTTTATTTGGACCTTCTGCTCTAGAAGCACGTAGAGCCTCTGATATTGACTTTGAAGCAAGAACACGTACGCAAGCACAATTAGATCCTATGGCATTAAACTATGCCTCTAGGGTTAACTCTGCTCGTCGTATTGGTCGTGGTATTAATACTTTACTTGGGGGTCAGTCTACTGATCCTGAGTTGCGTAGAGCTGAGATTATGGACTCTATTTTTAAGACTCTTTCTCCAGAAGAATTACGTAATCCTGCTAAAGCTTTTAGTACAATAGCTGATGCCTTGGAAGAACAAGGTTTACCTAGAGATGCTGCAGAGGCTCGTATGAAGTCTATTTCTGCTGCTCAACAGATGTCAGCTAATGAGAATAAACTTATAGAAAGTAATATAAAAGCAAATCAATTAAAGTTAGAGAATGTAGCACAAGCTGCTAATAGTGCTCTTACTGTTTTCCAGAATGCTCCTGACAACTTAGATATGCAGGAAGTTGTATATAAGAAGTTTGTAGATGTACAAGAACGTCTATTTGGTACAGAAGAAGCTGATAAACTTAGAGCAGTAAAACCATCTGATAGAAAAGTACTTTTAGAAAGTGCTATTGATGCTGCAGATAAAGAGAATACTCGTGCTAAGAAAGATATAGCTGATGCTAGGATTGCTAGTGCTCAGAAAATTGTTGAGTTAAAAGAAGGTAATAGACAAGCTCAGTTTGAAGTTGAAGAAACTAATAAATTTTTACGCCAAGCTAATGATTTAGACTTTAGACGTAGTAAAGCTTACATGGAGAACTTAAATGATCGAGTTTCTAATGTAGATAAACAGATTAAAGAACAGTCTGATAGACTAAAGATGTATAGTGATCCTATGCAATCTCCTACACTATCTGCAAATGATCGTCAACTTGCTATGAATGTTATTAATCAAAATATAGCTACTCTTCAAACGAAAAGAGCTTCTTTATCTAATCTAGAATCTCAAGCAGGCAGTGCATTACAAACGCAAGGTACACGAGGACCAGCTGCATCAGTAGGTGGGCAACCTCCTGCTCCTTCTACAACTCAAACAGTTACTCCTGTAGCAGGTACAGATGCAGATTATCAAGCAAACTTTAATTATACACAACAAGCTTTAAATAGTCCTGGAGCTAATGTATCTGGTATACTTGCTAAATTTAAAGCTATGTATCCTAATGCTCCTCAACCAGTTGCTGGTGCTCAAGCTAAACCTGCCACTCCTGCTGCACAACCTACTGCACAAGCAGAACCTGCTGTTGTTAAACCTAAGTTATCTGCAGAAGAGCAAAAGAAAGCTGACTTTGAAGCTGCATTTTTAGCTAAATTAAATGAAGAAACAGACTTTCAAAAAGTAGCTAAAGCTGGTAAAGCTATTATAAAACCTGTAGTAGAGTTTTTTGATAAGTATGAAAATGATGTAAAAGCTCAAGCAGATCTTATTGATGCTTTTTCTAAACATGCTAAAGACAAATTAAAAGATAAAACTTTTGTTTCTAAATTATCACCAAATGCAAAACTTAAACTAGAAGAATTAGCTAATGACTCTGGTGCTAAAATGTACGAAAGACAACAGTCTGGTACAGAAACAATGCTTACTCTAGGTACGTTGGCTATAGGTGCAGGTATTACTATACCTACAATCAAAGGCATTACTAAAATGATTGCTGGTAAAGCTGCTAAATCTGCTGCTAAAAAAGAAATGGATTCTATTCCTAGTAGTGCTCCTGCTATAGAACAAAACATGGCACAACTTAAACAAACTCTTTTAAGATTATCTGAGGGAGAAAGGATTGCTAAACTACGGTCTTTAGGTTATAAAGCAGAAGAAGCTGCTAAAGTTTTAAAAGAAATGAATAAACCTATTCCAGGAAGAGAAGCTTCTGCAACTCAAACACCAGCCTTGTTTAACTAGGAGTAATTCTTTTGTTATTAAACCTAGATCAGTTCTTACCAAAGAAGGAAGAAGCATCCTCTACGATTGTTCCAGAAGCTATCTGGACAATTGAGAGTGGTGGCAAGCAATATACTTCTGACAATAAAGTAGTTACTTCTCGTACAGGTGCTTTAGGCATAGGTCAAATACAACCTACTACTGGTCCTGAAGCTGCTGCTCTAGCTGGTGTTGAGTGGAATCCTTGGTCTCTTGCCTATGATGAAGACTATAACAAAACTCTTTCTAAAGCTTACTTAAAGAAGAAACAAGAAGACTTTGGTGGTGATGAGTTAAAAGGTGTAGCTGCTTACAATGCTGGTACTGCAGGTGTTCAAAGAGCTATTGCTAAAGCAGAGAAAGAGGGTGGGTCTTGGAGAGACTATCTTCCAGAAGAGACTAAAAACTATATCGTTAGATATCAAAGTGTTAAGGCTAAAGGTGCTAAGGCTGCAGAGCCTGTTCAAGCTCCTAAAGGCAATTTAATAGACTTGTCTGAGTTTCTTCCAGAAGCTCCTAAAAAGAACTTAATAGACTTGTCTGAGTTTTTACCTGCAGAAGAGCAACAATCACAACTAGAAACATTTGCATCACAGGCTGCTAAGAACTTAGCTCCTGCTGGTGCTTTCTTTGCTGGTGGTAGTGCTCTAGCTGCTGTTGGCGCACCTGCTGCTGCTTTTACAGGTCCTGCTGCTCCATTCGTAGAGGGTGCTTTATTCCTTACAGGTGGTGTTGCTGCGGGGGGGGGGGTGGGGGGGGGGGGGGGGGGGGGGGGGGGGGGGGGGGGGGGGGGGGGGGGGGGGGGGTTGTTGAGCGTCCCCCCCCTGCCAGTCTCGCTACACGCTCCGATCTTCCCCCTTCGCTCTTCCGAAAGCAC